TGGTGTAGTAAGGTCTGTGATACCGATACCCTTGTCCATATCCCCTGAGTCAAACTGCTCATAGACATTGTGGCCAGCCTCAAATTCACGCTTGACTACTACATTATCCCCATCCTGATTGTATTCTGCTTTAATCATCTGAGTAGGGACTGCCACTCTACGCTGACCCATCTTGACCTCCCACATAAACTCATCATAAGTGGTATTGAGAAAGTCTATTGTAGTCTTTGCATTGTCAAAGATAGACAAGCCTAGCGGACTGTTAATATCTTTGTTATTCATCCCTGGAGTCTTGAGGTAAGTGAATAGTGGACGGCTCAAGCCATTTAGCTCTACCACTTCCTCTAAATCCTCATAAAGCTCTGACAGTGGCACTCTTGAGCCTACTACATTCTGATTGTCAGACTTATATAGCTCATTAGTGATTGTATATCCGTCCTTGCTCCATTCATGAAACTCAATCAGCGTGTAGTATCTTTGCTTGTTTCCCTCAGCTTTGATGGTCTTAGTCACGATTGCTGCACTAGATACATCCTGAGTGTTGCTTTGCAGTGGCAAAAAGACAGGTGCTTGAATGAATGACACTCGGACACGGTCATCATCTACATAAGGCCTCATAGCAAGGCCCCCAAGGGCAAGACAGCTCTCAAGGTAGCGC